AATCCGGCAAGACGGCATCCATCCGCGACATGGCCGAGGAGTACAGAAAAACATGTGAGGCCGTTCTGGATGCCGCGAAAAACAATAAAAAGATCGCGGGCAAGTTCGAGCAGTACACCGCGAAAAAAAACCTCATAGCACAGGAAGCGAAGCCGGAACCTAAAAAAGCTGGTTTCCGCTTCCAGAGAACAAATATCAAAATGGATCAGAGGCAATGCCGAGACGGCGAAATCCACGTCGTAAAATCCGATGCGGACCTGAATAACATCTTCGGACGGAGTTCTGGTTTCAGCCGTGGTGTGCAGTACCGGATCGAACTCGACGACGGCGTTGTCATGGACTACCGTCCATGGGATTCCGCGAATCCTTACGCCGTTCAGGGACAGGTGGAAATTCGAGTCACCGGCAAGATCGCGGACCCGGAGCGGTTCGAGGCCATTCTTGACCGGCTCGACCAACTTGGAATCAACTCGGTTCCCGCAAGCGTCGAGGATGCCGAGATTATGTATTTGCAGAAACAGGCGTATCTTCTGAAAAAAGACACGTCAGCCGCTTGGAAAAAGATGTCGCAGAAGCTGGATTCCTCGAACGCGACCAAGGCCGAGCGCATTCAGGCCATGCGGAAGTTCTGGGCGGATGAACTCGGCGTTGACGATGTGACAAAAATACCGGGATACAATCCCAACGGAAACTATGAACTCGGATTCAAAGACCCGACTCGGCGCGCCGGATACAGGCACCAGATGCGGTTTGATTTGACTGAAGAGACGCTGGATCGGGAATTGAAGGGATACGGCCTGTATCACAACGTCACAGATAACGGTGATGTCGAAGACCTCGTAAAGACCGTTCTTGAGAACAACGGCAACATGGTGTCCACTGTCGAGAAAATCCGCATCGGCGTGAAGCCTGGCGGCATGTCCCCGACGAGTGACATGGGAACCGGCGGCGCGTCTTACTTCTTTACTCGCGTGCGCAAGCTGCCGACCGGTGGTGGCCGGGGAAGCACGGGGCTCTATTTTAAGAAACGGCTTCTGCGCCGGATGGACGCCATTACTTATGACCACGACGCTTTCGGGAAAGTGGCTGGTGATTATGTCCGCCGCAAACGACTGACAAGTATCCAGGACTACAAAAAGTTGGCTTCGGGCGGTCGAAGCGACGAGACGATTTTCAAATATACGGTGTCGCTTGTGGATGAAATCGACGTGATCAAAACGAGCAGCGCGGCGCAACGTGCAAAGGTTATTGATTTGTTCAAAAAGAAAGGCTTCTCAAAACTGCCGGATGGCCGGAAGATAGAGGAAGTGGTGCTCTGATGCAGCAGGAACTTGATGCCATGAAACAACAGATGCAGGAAAAAATAGACCGGATCAACGTGCCGGGGGCTGTTGTGGTTGTAGACGTTGGCGACGCTGATTCCATACGCATTCTCGTTGATCGGTTCGATATCCTGATTGCCCGTCCCGTCATCGGAGCGGATGGCTCCGTGTCCGGTCATTATTACTGGGCCGTGTGTTTTGAAGTGGGCTTTGATCAGGGTGGTCCTCAGAATGTCCGGCTTTTCAAGATGGAGAACGTCCGGGAGGAACGACCCGATTTGTTTCATTTTCGGGACCACCGTGGGTATTCCTGTTTCATAGAGACCATCGATGAAATCGACGATGCGAAGAAAGCGGATTTTAAACGGTGGCGGGAATACAAAAAGCAGAACCAGAAGGCGTTCGACCGGCTGTATCAGAATTTCACTGACGAGGCAATGGTAATGGCGCTGAATTGGGAGAAACCGCTCTGATGAGAATTCGCTATTTCATCGAGTATAAACGTCCCGACCCAAACAAATGGGAGTTCATACCCATCGGTGTCTGGGCGCACGGCGTGGACGACCGGTCGGCATTCGAGGTCGGGTATGTGTCGGGTTTCGACGCCGAGGAATGGGACGCGCATTGTGTTGTGAACCGTATCGTGGAACAGGGAATCCGTGAACTGCCGGAGGATTTCCTCGAACAGCATCGAGAAGCGATTTCCGTGTATCTCGGTTCGCGCACAAAAGTGTTAGATACGGACAAGTACGGAAGCGTGACGGAACTGGTGGAAAACATGCTGGAGCAGATAAGGAAAGGAAAAATCAAAAATGCATAAAATTGTCGCTTTCCTTCAAAAGCTGCTCTCGGAGCGTTTTTACGGGCAGGTCGTGTTCCGATTTGAGAACGGAAAAATCACGCATGTTGAGAAAATAAAAACTGAAGCGAAATGGGAGTTTAAAAACTTGCCGGAATAACTTAACGAAAACCAGCCCGGAAGTGTTGAAACCCGAGCCCGGTAAATAAGCCCGGAAGCGTCGGCCCAAGCCCGGTGACAAGCGAGCAATCGCATGTTGCCGGGCTTTTTTATTTTCCGCGAGGTGAGCAAATGGAAGTCGAATTCAAAACCGATCTTGAGAGAATCAACTTTCTTCTCGAAGCAGACGCCGATCTGCGTCTTGGCCTTCTCGCCGCTGAGGGCAAGCTGGAGTTTGTCAGCGAGGAGTTGCCGGAGGACGAGCGCCCGAAATACATCACAAACTTCATCGGTTCCAAACAGAAGCTTGTGGACTGGATATGGGGAAACACACCGGAAGACGCGCAGTCCGTCCTCGATGCCTTCTCCGGCTCGTCCGTCGTCGGCTACATGTACAAAACCAAGGGAATGCAGGTCTTCTCCAACGACCGGCTGGCCTACTGCTATCACGCCGCCCGCGCCATCGTCGAGAACAACAGCACCCGCCTCTCCGAGAAAGACATCGAGGGGCTGCTCAAAGACCACAACTCCGATGCCGGAACATTCATTCAGAAAACGTTCCACGGCATTTTCTTTCACAACGACGTCCTCGCTCTCCTAGACGTGCTTCGCGCAAACATCGACGCGCTGACCGGCACCAAAAAAAGCATGGCGCTTTTCGCGATGGGCAAGACCTGCATGTCCGGCGGTGGGTTCGGTCATTTTTCATCCACGACCAAGGGCGGGCAGCGGCATTATACCACGCAGAGTTTCATCGAGCATTATCGTGACAACCTCTATCGCATCAACTCCCTCGTTTTCGACAACGGCAAGGAAAACAAGGCGTTCAACGGCGACATCGTTGATATCGCACCCAAGGTAAAGGCTGATCTCGTCTATTTCGACCCGCCTTACGCCACGCAGTTCAGTTCCACGAACTATGAGAAGTATTACCACTTCGTGGAAGGGTTGATGGATTACTGGAAGGACAAGGAAATCGACCACGCTAAGAAAATCCGCAATTACAAGATCGAAGACCCCGGAGTGACGCCCGCCACCGCGAAGCAGTTTTTTACCGATTTTCTCACTGCGTCCAACCATATCCCGAACTGGCTCATCTCCTACCGCGACAACGCCTATCCGACCGAGTCCGAGATCAAGCAGCTTGTCGCCGATCTCGGCAAAGAATCCCGCATGAAATCGAAAGATCACAAATATCAACTCGCGGGCAAGAACCGCGGGGGCGAGCCCTCGAACGCGAAGGAACGCCTGTTTGTGTGCGCCGATGCCGGTGAAGACGTTGAGCAACTGTCTGCCGTCGCCAACATGGATGACATCGCCGATCTGTCGCTCGACGCCGACTTCGATCCTGATCTCCTGAGCGCCATCGCGGGCAAAACTGACAACGTCCTCGTTACCGGCTTCATCGGAAACAAGCACTTCATCATGAATTGGATAGACAAGCATTTCCCGAAGGATGCGAAAAGCCTCTTTGATGCTTTTTCCGGTGGCGCGAACGTCGCCTACTTCTTCAAACGCAAGGGGCTCCGGGTTACGACCAACGACATGATGTCCTACCCGTACCACATCGCCAGGGCCGTCATAGAAAACAACACAGAAACCATCTCCGACGAGGAACTCGCGGCGTTGCTGGAGAAAAACCCCGACGCCGGGACCTTCACCGCCGATACTTTCTACGGCTATTACTACACGAAGCCGATTCTCCAGTTTCTCGATAACGTCTGGGCGAACATACAGAAACTCAAAGGATACAAGAAAGACATTGCGCTCGCGGCGCTCGGCCACACCTGCAAGGCCAAGGCCGTGTTCGGGATGTTCAACCGCAGCAAGATGAACCGGACCCGGAAGATATCCGATCTGGCCGAGGGCTATCGCTCTTCCAGCATCGGCAACATTCCTGTTTCCGAGTTTGTCACCGCATTCAAGAAATACGTCCGTCAGATCAACGGACTCGTTTACGACAACGGGCAGGAGAACGCCGCGCATAACGATGACATTCTCAAAGTTTTACCGGAAGTGAAAGCCGACGTCATCTACTGCGACCCGCCTTATATCACCGAGTTTCTGCGGAACGATTACGAGGATTATTACCACTTCGTGGAAGGACTCATGTCGTGCTGGAAGGGTAAAGAAATCCTCGACACACCCCGGCGCAATTTCGCGTCTCGCACCAAATACACAAAGGAAAGCATGCGCGAACTGATCGGCAACGTCGTATCAGCGGCGGGCAAAAAGTTTCCGCATATCCTCATCAGCTACCGCGACAAAGCCTTTCCGACAGAGAAGGAACTCAAGGGCATGGTAGCCGATTCCTTCGGCGATGTCAGAGTGAAGCGCATCGCGGTTGAATACAACATCGTAAAAAAGGAATCCGATGCGGGCGGCAAATACGCGAATGAACTTCTTTTCATAGGAAAAAAGACAGCCGCCGGCGCGTCCAAGGCCGAGCGCGAAGACGACGACATTCTCGACGCTATCGCGTATTCCGACTTTCAGATGAAAACGCAGAAAAATTCACAGCTCACGCTCGGGCATTCCATTCTGCATCGATGGTTCGCGGCCGGATGGGATTCCGAGGGCAATAACGAAACCACCACGTGGCCCCGCGATCAGGTCGTCACCGAGCACACGCGCCTGCACCGGCTGGCGCTCGAGCGCGGCCTCGATTTTTCTTTTATCCCTAGCTCGATTGATGAAACCCTGCCGGAAGGCCTCAAAAAACAGGTAATCGAAACAATGCAGAAATCAGAATCTGTGGCTTCGACCGCTTCCACTCCGAGCGGAAACCACACGACCATCATCGGCGACATAAGGCTCTCAGACATGAACCAGCTCGCCGCAGAGGGAATCAGCCTCTCTGACAACAGCGTCCAGGGCGACAAGGAATTTAGTTTCATCCTCACACACGCGGGGCCAAACAAGAACGGCGATTTCTTCACGGTCGAGGAACTTTCCACGCGGCACCAGACGGCTATCAACAAAAAGATCGATCTCAAGCATTCGCAGGATTTCACCGACATCGTCGGCGGGATCATAGCCAGCGACTTTGTGCAGGAGGAAAACAAGTCGTGGGTGGAATGCGTCGGTGAACTGTATGTCAACGACAACATCAACTCGCGGCTCGCATACAAACTCATCAAAAAAGGAATTATCGCGCAGGTCTCTATGGAGTGCGATTACGAGGAAGGCGAATGCTCGATCTGCGGCAAGCGCGTGCGAAGCAAGGCGGACTACTGCCTGCATCTGAAGAAATTCAAGGGAGGTGAATTCAAGGGGCAACCCGTCAATGAGATTCTCCACGGCATCACTTTCACCGGTCTGGGACTTCTGGACCGCAAGGGAGCCGATGAGAACGCGAAGATAAAGCAGATTGCTGAAAAACAACCCAATGAAGGAGGTAACGACAGAATGGACGGTGAAAACAAGAAACCGGACACCGATGAAACCGAGGCGGCGAAAAAAGCCCCCGGCGACGGAGGCGGCGCGGACAAGGACGCCCGCATCAAGGAGCTGGAGAAGGAGAACAAAGACCTGAAAGCCCAGCTCGACGAGGTTCAGAAGGAACTCGACAAGATGCGCGAGGAACAGGCGGCTGCGGCGCGCCGGACCCGCGCGGAAAAACTCGTCAATGAGATGATGAACCGGGGCGTCGAGTTCGCGGACGATGAAGACCGCGAATCCGAGATGAACCGGCTTGCCGGTCTGACCGACGACGCTTTCGAAGCCACGGAAGCGGCGGTCAAACGCATCAAAAAGAAAGACCCGAAAGCCGATCCGAACGCCGACCAGAAACCGGAGGACAAGAACAAGAAACCCCCGGTCAACAAAGGCAAGGCGGACTCCGGCTGCGGCATGAGCGCGGACGCGGGTGTAAGGCCCGCCGACGTACAGGACGGAAAGGAAACGTCCCTCGAGGACGACCTCAAGTCCGGCTTCATGGCGGCGTACAACGAGCGCGTCGGCGCTGCCAACTGACAAAAACGAAAGGAAAACGGAGGTAATCCATCATGGCATATCTCAATGCAAACCATCCCGGTCTCGCCTACGGCGACGGATACATGCAGGGCGCCGGCATGGGGCAGTTCGTGAAGGCGGTCGGCAACGACACCTTCGCGGTTAACACCGATCCGGCGGTTCCGTCCGTGGGCGTCCTGATGAAGGACTATGTCGACGGCGAAATGCCCGCCTTCTGGTGCAACGGCGGCGTGTACGAAACCGACGTGTTCAGCGGCACTATCAACGCTAACGAGCTTCTGAAGATTGACGGCACCGGCAAACTCGTCGGCGGCGCAACAACCGCAAACGCGGTCGCCCAGGCGATCAGCGTTTCCGGCGGAATTCTGAAATTCAAACTGCTCGTTTAACCAAAAAGGAAGGAGGAACAACTCAGCATGGAAACGAAAAAGGTCAACACGAACTCGCAGGAGTTCATGGATTCGATGGGCAAGAAGATGCGCGAGGCGCTGGAATCGCCCGAGGGAATGCGAGCGCTCGCTGCCGCAATCGCCGCGCCTATCGAGGCGGACATCGCACGCAAGGAAATCACTTCACTTGTGCTTACGAAGCACAATCTGCCCAAGGGCGAGCGCGCCGTCTATCAGAAGAAACTGCTTCTGAAGGCGTACTGGGTTTCGAAGGACGGAGAAGCGCGGGAGATGGAGATCGGAAAAGACGAGATCGAAATCCCGACACACCGCGTCCACAGCACTCCGATGGTCGACATCAGCGTTCTGAAAAATGGCAATATCGGCACGCTGACCGACATCCAGACGGCATCTTCGGATCAAATCCGCAAGGAGATCGACAAACGCACGATCACCGTCATCTCCGCTGCCGTGCCCGCCGAGAACACCGTCACGATCACTGGCGGCGTCCTGACCGAGACGGGCCTTAACGACGCCATCAGCATCCTTGAGGACAAGGAACTGACCGTGAAGTACATCGTGCTTCGAGGCAAGCGTTTCAACGAGATGCGGTCGTGGGATCTCGACCCGGTCACCCAGCTCGAACTTCGCCAGAAAGGCATCATCAAAGTGTACGGCGGCGCGAACGTACTGCTCACTTCGGCGGCGGACGTGAACGAAATTCTTCTCATCCCCGACGAGGAAATCGGCAAAATGCCCATCCGCGAGCCTCTTACGGCTGAAGCCATCGACAAAAAACTGAAGTTCAAAACCGGCTGGCTCATCTGGAGCGAACTCGGCATGGGCGTCACTCGCCCCGACATCGTATCCAAGGTCGTCATCCAGCCGTAAGCGAGGAGGAACGCATGGTCAAGATTAGAAATCTCACACCGGGCATCCTGCATATCCCCGCCGCGAAACTGCGTCTTCAGGGCAACGCGGTCGCGGGTGTGCCGGAGATAACGCCCGAGATTAAGAAGCAGATCGACGCGGGCCGCATCATGGTCGTCACGGACGAGGAAGCCGCGAAAGCGCCCGCGCCGAAACTGCCCGAGCCGCCCTCGGACTTCGACAAGCTGGACGAGACCGATGCTATCGAGTACGTCGAGGACGAGACCGATCCGAACGTCATCCAGTCCATTCTTCAAACCGAACAGCGAGGTGGCGTCGTCGACGCGCTTAAGGGACGGCTGAAGGAGATCGTTGATGCTCGCAAGTGATCTCGTCGCACTGCTGCGGCTCGACATAGGGGACACCGCCGGGGAGATGCTCGGAGACGAGTATCTCACCCGGTGCGTGACCCGTGCCGTGTTTGCGGTGAACAAGGATTTTGGAACATCGTTCGCCGTGAATGCTGGAGAGATAACTCCCGACCCGTCCGGCGAGCAGCAGGAATACCTTCTCCTGAAGGCGCATATCAATGTCTGCTCGCTTATGCGCTCGATCACCGCGAACAACTTCTCATTTCAGAGCGGCGACAAGCAGGTGGACAAGACGAAACAGCCATCGTTCTGGGCCGACCTGCAAGGCGATCTGGAGAAGGATTACAAAGAGCGCGCGAAGAGCGCCGCTCCAGACAGTGGCGGTGTCGTGGACGACCCGGACAACGGTATCATGGCCGCGCCGGCGATAAGGCCAGCAATCTACGAACACGGGTATGTGGAGGAGCCTGATGTTGCTCTCAAATAAGGACAAGGCTTTCATCTCTGAATGCACGGCGGAACTTATCATGAGTTCCGAGCGGACGGGCAAGCGGTATGTGCCCGACGCGGCTGCCGAGAGAATCTACGGCACGGACGACGCGCCGTTTGTCTTGGACTGCGAGTTCCCGTTCGAATTTGTGGAAACGCCGCCTCAAATTCTCACAACGCAGAAAACGGATGCGACGATATCCGTCCTTCCGAATCAAGAGATCAATGAGGGTGATCACGTCGAATTCGAGGGGGTTCGATTCAAGGTGCTGACGGTCGAGGCTCTGAACGTGTTCGGAGTAATCAGCCACAAGGTGGTGACGGTTGCGAGGTTATACCCATGAGAATTGAAAGATACGGTGACTGGGACAAGCTACAATCCGCGCTCGATGCAATATCTTTGCCCCATCCACGCATGCGTTTTGATTGTGCCATTGAGACAAAACCGCCCAAGAAAAGAGCTGTTCAGCTTTTTAGGCAATCTCTCAACAGAATGTGCCTCTATGTAACGTTCATTCTGAGAGCTATATGGGATTATCTGTTCTTCTCCACACGGGCTGTTAAGTTCGGAGATTGGAAACGGCTGGATGCGGTTCTCAAAAACTGTCTTCCAGCCCGGATGGAGAAAGCGCTCAACCGCGCTGCGACAAAATGCGCGCTGCTTCTGGTGCGGGAGATAAAGAAAGGAATAAAGGCGCAGGCACCGGGTGGTAAGAAGTTTACGCCGCTTGCTGAAGCGACCATCGAAAAGAAGGGATCGTCCAAGGCGCTCATCGACACCGGATTTCTGCTCAGTGCAATCACCCAGAAGATCATGGGCGACAAGGCGTTCGTGGGACTCCTGCGTGGCACGCGGAACAAAGATGGAGACGAGATCGTGAACATCGGGGCGATCATGGAATTCGGGGCGACGATCCAAATGCCGAGTGGTGTGACCATCGTGATTCCGGCAAGACCGTTCCTTCAGCCGGTGATGGAGAAATACCTGCCGGAAATCAAAGCAATATTCGCGGAGGAAATCCTTGGCCTCATGCATTAGAGAAGTCGTCGAAGCGCTCATAAAACAGCTTCAGGCCGACGTCACGCCGAACACGGTGCTTGTGCCATTGAACGATTACTACGAGGTCAAGCACACGCAGTCGCTTCTCGTAATCGGGCCGAAGCTGGATGAGAACCGATCCAAGCGGAACTCTGAAAAGCGCGTCGAAGTGGATCGGGACAATCTCTCTTACACCGAGCGGAACTGGCCACGGTACTACCATCTGGATTTCGACTTCGTGCTGAACGCTGACAACGGCGCGGCGCTGCTCGACATGCAGGAAAAGGTCATTGCCTTTTTCCTCGATAACCGGGAAATCGCCACCGCCGATTGCGTGTTCAAGCTCCGCGAGATGGTTCCCATTGGGGGACTTGAGCGACCGAACCTTTCAAATCTCCGGCAGGCGTCGGGGCGATACCGCATCGAGGACGTGGAGGTCTTCGACCACGATGTGTTCGATGGCAAGATCGTCCTTTACCGTAATTTCCGTCTGTGTGATTTCGGCTCGCGCAGATTGATCGAGACATACAAACCAGACGAATGAGAGGTGAACAACCCTTTGAAAAACGTTCTTCTT